GATCAGCATCGTCGGAGGGACCTGGTAATGCCCTACACGCCGATCGACAGAACCAGCCGGGCGGTCTTTTCCGGGAGCCTGTCCTGGCAGAACCTGCCGCCGTACGCGACGTTCGTGGTGCCGTACGCCTTCGCGCACTTTAGCGAGACGGCCGTTCCCGATCCGGTCTCACGCGGGCTCTACAACCAGATGATCGACCCGCGCCTGGGCACCTGGACTGCTGGACGCTTCAGTCCGGCCCGTCCCGGCCGCCACCGCCTCTCGGCGCAGTTCGTCATCTACAAGCAGGCCAACCAAGGACAGCTGGTGGATGTGTTCCTGCAACTGGAGGTCATCCGATCCGGTGTCATCACCACCGTCGGCATCTGCGATGCCCTATACCACCTGGTGCAAGGCGGCGAACTGGCCCTGCCTCTCCAGGTCGAGGCCACGCCGATCCTGCAGCCCGGCGACCAGGTGCAGGCAAGGTTCGGGCTGATCGAGGGCCACCTGATCAACATCGTCACCGTCGATCCGACGCGCACGTTCTTCGATATCACGGCCTACTGGAGTTGAAGCCATGCGTGAGTTTGAGCAACCGGAACTGGCCACGGCACTGCGGGAACTGGCCATCGAGCGCGACGCCTCCTTCGCCAAGCGCCGCCAGACCTATGTGGACTACGACGCCGAAGGGCGCATTGAGCGGATTACCTGGCCCAAGGAACTGGGGCCGCAGCCTTCGTCGTCGGCTGTGCAGGCGAAGGTGCAGATGGTTCGCCAGAGGCTCGCGGATGTAAGCAAACAGCCATGATCGGCTTTGACATCAAGCGGATGTTCTTCGACCGCCAGGCGGTGGTCTCGAAGGTGGATGCCGCCACACGGCGGGTGCTCAGCAAGTTCGGCGCGTTCGTGCGCCGCTCGGCCAAGAGCAGCATCCGCAAGCGAAAGAAGGCAGCGCCGCCGGGCCAGCCACCCAGTTCGCACACGGGGCTGCTGAAGAAGTTCATCTTCTTCGGCTACGACGCCGCGCGCCAGAGCGTGGTGATCGGCCCGACACGACTGAACCAGAAAGGAAGAGGCGAAGCGCCGCCGCTCTTGGAGTACGGCGGCAAGACGACACTCAAGCGTGGCGGCAAAAAACGACGCGTGACGTACCAGGCCCGGCCCTACATGGGACCGGCCTTCGAGAAAGAAAAACCCCAACTGCCCGCCATGTGGCGAGGCAGCGTTCGATAAGGAGATCGACCCATGGCACAAGAGTTCCTGTTGGGCATGAACGCCAAGATTTACCAGGGGCCGGCGGGATCGGAGCTGTCCTCGCTGACCGAGATGGGCAACGTCAAGGATGTGACGCTCACGCTGGAAGCCGGTGAGGCGGATGTGACTACCCGCGCCAACCAGGGCTGGCGGGCAACCGCCCCGACCCTGCGCGAATGCACCGCCGAGTTCGAGATGCTCTGGAAGCCGGGCGATGCCGGCTTCGAGGCGATCAAGAACGCATTTCTGACCGCCGGCACGATCCGCCTGGCGGTGCTCACCGGTGATCGCACCGCATCGGGCACCGAGGGACCGCTGGGCGACTTTTCCATCACCAACTTCAGCCGCAACGAGCCGCTGGAGGAGGGTGTGACGGTGAGCGTGACGGCCAAGCTGGCGGTCTTCGATGAATGGGTGGAGGTGGCCTGATGAAGACGTTCACGGATGCAGCGGGTCGGACCTGGACCATCACACTCAACCTGGGCACGGCCATGAAGGTCAAGGCCAAGCTCGACATCGATCTGCTCCAACCCGAAGCGGGTGAACCGCCGCTCCTGACCCGACTCGGAACTGACGAAATGCTCCTGGGCGAGGTGCTCTGCGCCATGCTCGAGGGGCAGTTCGAGACGCACAAGGTCAGCGAGGAGGACGTGCGGGCGGCGTTCGATGGTCAGACGCTGCTGGCAGCGCAGAAGGCCTTCTACGAGGAGCTGATCGGATTTTTCCGGTCGCGCGGCCGCAACGACCGGGCCAAGGCGGTCGCCAAGCAGATGGCCATGATCGAGGCGGCGGTGACGGCGGTGGAGACACGGATCGACGCTCTGGACATCGAGGCAACGATCAGCAGCGCCCTGACCCCTGGGCCGATGTCTGGCGCATCGCCGGGTCCATCGGCATCGATCCCCGGCCACTGACGTTGCGGCAGCTGCTGTGGATGGCTGAGGGCCTGGGGCGCGAGCGCTGGTCGCACACGTCGCTGATCTGCGCCCTGATCGCCAACGCCAACCGCGACCCCAAGCGGCATCGGCCCTTCAAACCCACGGACTTTGACCCCTACGCGAAGCAGGATCGGCGGTTACGGATGGCCGCCGACAAACAGTCGCTGGCAATTCTCAAAGAGGCCCTCGAGGCCCGGAAAGGCACCTGAACATGGACGGCAATACGATCCTGAGCGGCATCTGGACGTTCCTCAACTCCGGCATTGGCTTCGCCATCGTGTGGGCGGCGCTGGTGGGCTTGTTTCTCTTCCTGGCCAGCAAGTTCAACCCGCTGCAGGAAAAGTGGAAGCAGTACGAGGGCAGCATCATCACCGGCATCAAGCTGGCCGAGAAGCAGATCCCCGATGACACGCCCAACGCCGGTCTGGCCAAGCTCGATGCGGCTCTGCGGTTTGTCTTGAACGCCTACGCCGAGGCCAATAACGGCAAGCAGCCTTCGGCTGCCCTGATTGAGCAGATCAAGCAGGGCATCCAGATCAAGCATGATGAACTGGATCGCTACGGCGGCCTCTCCAAGCCCAAGGAGGCGGCGTGATGAAGTGGCTGATCGCCGTGCTGACCGCCTTCTTCCAGGCTCTTCTGCCGTGGGTCGCCCAGCAGTCGCGGCCCACGGCCCAAGACGCCGCCCCGGACCAACAGACCAGGGACAAGCTACGTGCTAAGGTTCGCAAGCACTTTCCTGTAGTCGCCTTCGTGCTGCCGATCCTGCTGATCACCGGGTGCGGCGTGCGCACGGTCTATGTGCCGCACGGCACGCCCGTACGTCTGCGGGAAACCATTAAGGACGCCAAGGTCTGGGTGAAGGATGCGGATGGTCAGGTCATTGCCGGGGAAATGAACCTACCGGAGGGCTGGTATTGCTTGCCGGTAGATGACGAGGAGTAGCGCACGTGGCAACCGCACAGGGCATTCGAGCCGGTCGCGCCTTTGTCGAGCTGTTCGCTGACGACTCCAGACTCGTGCGCGGTCTGCGCCGCGCGGAAAAGAAGCTCAAGGCTTTTGGCGATTCGATCCGCAACTTCGGATTGAAGATCGCCGGGGCCGTCAGCGCCGTGACCGCGCCGCTGGCAGCCTTGTCCATCAAGGCCGCTTCGGATGCCCAGGAGTCGCTCAGCCGCTTCGAGGCGGTCTTCAAGGACCAGGCCAAAGCGGCGGGTCAGTTCGCCGACGCCCTGGCCCACAGTGTCGGCCGGTCCAAGATCGAGATTCGCGATGCCCTGGCCACGTTCCAATCCTTCTTCGTGGGCCTGGGCTTTAGCGGTGAGGCAGCGCGGGACTTGAGCCAGACCATGCAGTCGTTGGCGTTGGACTTCGCCAGCTTCCACAACTTATCTGACGACGAGGCCATCGGGCGCTTCATCAGCGCGCTGTCCGGCTCGTCGGAAGTACTGGACCGCTTCGGCATCAACATCAAGCAGGCCGCCCTGGAGCAGGAACTTCTGGCCATGGGCGTGCGCAAGAGCTGGACGGAGGTGACCGAGCAGGAAAAGGCCCTGGCGCGGCTGAACATCATCGCCCGCGCCATGGGCGACCAGGGCGCGATCGGCGACGCGGTCAAGACGGCCGGCTCGTTCACCAACCAGATGAAACGCCTGCGCGGCCTATTGCGCGACACCTCCGTGTCCATCGGCCAGGCGCTCTTGCCGGTGGTCACGCCCTTGGTGCAGAAAGCCGCCGAGATGGTGCGCTGGCTGGGGGAGTGGATCAGCCGTAATCAACAATTGGTGGCCACGATGTTCAAGGTCGCCGCGGTCGTGATCGCCGGCGGACTGGCGCTGGCGGCGCTGGGCACGGTCATCAGCGGGCTGGGCAGCGCGCTTGGCGTGCTGGCGACCATCGTCACGAGCGTAGGCACGGTATTCAAGCTGCTGGGGGCGGTGATCGCCTTCGTGGTCTCGCCGATCGGCCTGGTCATCTCGGCCGTGGCCGCATTGGGCGCATACCTCATTCATGCGACGGGTGCCGGCGGCAAAGCCCTTACCTGGCTGGGCGAGAAGTTCAACGTGCTCAAGGACGATGCGCTGTCGGCCTACCACGGGATCGCCGACGCTCTGGCGGCCGGCGACATTGCGCTGGCAGTGAAGGTCCTGTGGCTGACTCTCAAGATGGAGTGGACCCGGGGCACCAACTTCCTCGAGAAAGCCTGGCTGAACTTCCGCAACTTCTTTATCAAGATCGGCTATGACGCCTGGCACGGCCTCTTGGCCATTGCAGAGATTGTCTGGCACGGCCTGGAGGTCGGCTGGATCGAGACCACCGCCTTCTTTTCCAAGCTCTGGACAGACTTCACCAGTTTCTTTGCCAGGACCTGGGAGAACATCAAGGCCGGGGCGCAGAAGGCGTGGAACTGGATCAAGAGCCTGTTCGATGACTCCATTGACCTGGAGGCCGAGAACAAGCTTGTCGAGCAAAAGAAGCAGGAAGCCATCGCGCGCATCGAGGATGAGCAGCAGCGCAAGCTCGCCCAGCGTGAAGCCCAGCGCGAAGCGGAACGTCGTCGAGCGGCGGCCATTCACGAAGCGACGCTGGCCGAGATCGGCCGCGAGAACCTCGCCAAGCACCGCGAACTGGATACCGAATATGCCCAGCGCATGGCCGAAAACGAGGCCGACCTGGCCAAGGCCCGGCAGGAGTGGCGCGAAGCCATTGAAGCCGCTCGCAAGAAGCGCGAGGCCAAGGAAGCCGAAGCCGCTCCGGAAGGCCTGGAAGGTCCCGATGACTTGATCAATAAGGCCCGCCAGGCGCTGGCCGGTCTGGGCGACCTGGTCCACCAGGAAGCGGAGAAGATCGGCGTGCGGGGCACGTTCAACGCCGCCGCTATCCAGGGTCTGGCCGCCGGGGACGCCGCCGATCGCACCGCCAAGGCGACCGAGGAGACGGCCAAGAACACCAAGAAGCTCCTGCAGGCTGCGCAAACCGGCGGTCTGACGTTCGCTTGATTACAGGAGGCCACGGATGGCCATCACCTGCACCGAAAACATTGACTCCCGCCAGATTACAGAAGGTCAGTCAGCGGAACTGATCTACACGATCACCGGCACTGCCGACGAGGCGGCCGCTATCGCCACGCTCAAGGCGACCGCACCGACGGTGCTGCACAACATGAAGCGCCAGCCGGTGAGTGTCGAGCCGGTCCACATCGACACCACCCATCCCGACACGTGCCTCTGGACCGGCACGGTCCACTATGCGCCTTTCGAGTACCCCGACCCGCCCCAGACTGGCGACTCATCTTTCGCCTTCGACACCGGCGGCGGCACGCAGCACATCACCCAGTCCTTGCAGACCGTCGGTCGCTACGCCGCCAGCGGCACCGCGCCGGACTTTGGCGGGGCCATCGGCGTCACGCACGACAACGTCGAGGGCGTCGACATCACCGTGCCGGTCTACAACTTCTCGGAGACGCACTACCTGCCGGCCAGCCAGGTGACCAATGCTTACAAGGGCACGCTCTTCCAGCTCACCGGCAAGGTCAATGACGCCCCGTTCCGGGGTCTGGCGGCCGGGGAATGCCTGTTCCTGGGGGCCTCCGGTTCGCGCCGCGGCACCGGCCCCGATGACGATTGGGAGATCACTTTCCGCTTCGCCGGTTCACCCAACCGCACGGGCATTTCCGTCGGTCCCATCACCGGCATCAGCAAGAAAGGCTGGGAGTACCTCTGGGTGCGCTATGCCGACGCGGAAGACACCGGCTCAAACACGCTGGTCAAACAGCCTGTCGCGGCCTACGTCGAGAAGGTCTATGAGGACGGCAACTTCGCGGCATTGGGGATCGGCACATGAGCAGCGCATTGAGAAAGGTCCGCTCCGGCGATCCGCTGGTCATCCCCGCAGCCGCCTACAACGCCTTCATCGATGCGGCGCTGGACTTTCGGCAGCGCACCGCCCACCTGGGCCAAGGGGCGCAACCCTCGTTCTCGCAGGCCAGCATCGTGCTGGTACGCAACGACAGTGGTTCGAATCAGAACCGCATGGCGGTCTTGGGCGTCGATGCCCCGATCATCGATCCATCCACCAACGAGGAAGAGTTCCGAAACCGCGTGGCCCTGGCCTGTGTTACGCCAGAGAAAGGAACACACGAGGGCCGGTTCGTCGTCCTGGCCGAACCCATCGCCAACGGCAAGATCGGACGCGCCTACGCCGCCGGGGTCTGCCCCGTGAAGATCGACGTACCCGACGAGGAGCACGAGTGGCGCTACGCCGAAATCGCCGACGGCATCACCGGCAACCTGAAGGTAAGCATGCAAGGCTCAGCCACCATCCTTTGGCGTGCCGGCGGCACCGGCGTGCAGTGGGCAGTCATTCGCCTGGGCCAGCCGGTGCCGATGCATGTCTTCCCGGTGGAACTGACCCAGGTCGGCGGCGAGCAAGGCGATGAGGAGAACCCCGCCTCGTGGACCTATGACGTGCTGGATATCACCACGGGTGAGACGCTCGCAAGCGTCGTAGACCCGGTCGCCTCTCCGCACAAGTGGCAGCGCCCCAGTGTGGGCCAGATGATCGCCGCGACGTTCGGCTATGCCCACTATCAGCCCAATGACGCCGGGGAGATGGAACTGGTGTTGAGCTGGATCAACGAGATGGTCGATCAGGAAGCCTGCCCGGACAGTGGAGGTGGATGATGGCCGGTGCGGGGATGGCGGTGGTTCTGGTGGGTGGCAAGCGCGGGCTGCGCCCCGGCGGCAAGGCCGCCGTATTCAACGCCGATGGCGAGTGCCCAGGGTGCTGTGAGTGCGAGCCGTTCGTCCTCGGATCGTTCACCACCAACCGCTACGACAACCCGTGCTGGGACCTGACACCGTATCAGGGGCCGGGCCAGGCCCCGCCCGGTTCGTACTGGCGGCTCATCGAGACGGGCTATTGCTACCCCTACGGCTATCCGTGGTACGGGGCTGGCTGTGTCAACAGTGAAGGCCGGCTAGTAGGCCTGCCGAGCCAGTTCTGCTCAAGCTACTACTACGACGGCTACATGGAACTCCAGATCGGCTGCTACGACCCGACCGACAATCTCATCCATTGGCCGGGGACCTGCCAGCCTCTCTCTGCGAGGTACTCATGCTGAACGAGCTTCACGAAACCGGTTTGATGACCCACATGCCGTTCCTGACGCCCGATGAGAACGGCAAGCCCGTGCTGCTGTTCTGCCAAGCCGACGCTTCCCGAATCTGGAAGCTGTATGCCCAGTTACCCGATGGCAGCGTCCTTCGTCTCTTGACCGGATTGCCGGAGGATGTGTGCGAATGCTCCCCCACGGCATGGCACGACGAGAGTGGCTGGCACGTGAGCTTCATTGCCGGCGGCGGCAAACCCAACCCGCTCCACCGTCTTTACCGCATGGATGGTCCGACCCTGGATCGACTCAGCACGCCCGTAGCGCTGCGGGCCACACGGGCGGGGTTCGTCTTCCGCGACCGGGTCGTCCACGCTGACATGGACAACCTGATTCACGTGCGTGACTTGGCCGGCGACTTCGACATTGAACTGCCTGGGTCATTCATCTACCGTGTGGCCTACCGGGCAGACCAGCCGAACATGCTGTTGATCAGCGGCCAGTGGCAGACCGAGGACGACGTATTCACCCTTGAATACGACCTGACAAGCGGCGAGCAGAGCATGATCGAATGCGACGGCCAGCCGGCCTACAAGTGCACCATCCTGGGCGACCAGATGCTCTACGCCCAGCGCATTGGTGAGCGGTTCGAGCA